GGCAGTATTCTTAGCAGGACTATTAGGCGTAGCAACAGTCATTGAAAGACTGGCAAGGGCTTTTTTGGACGATGGAAAACTCACATTGGCAGAGATCAATGATGCGTTTAAAACGGTAGATAAAAAGGCTAATTAGTCATTATTGACGGTAGTTGACAGCCCTCTCTGGGCAATGGTATACTTGAGTATAACCTATCTGGAGAGGGCTTCTACCTGTGACTTGCATTGCCGTTGTAAAACATGAAGACAAGATCTATATGGCTGGAGATCGTGGAGCATCAGATGATGGTACCATTCTAGCACTTGATGCACCAAAGGTTTGGAAAATAGGTCCATATCTTATTGGATATGCAGGGTCAATGGACGGAGAAAGAATCCGTTATAATTTTAAGCCAACACCACCAAACATTAAAGACACAGATAAGTTTATGCAAACAAGATTTATTAAAGAACTCAAAGAATTCTATAATGAGTTCTGGGTTGACACATCTAAAGATGGAGACCTTGGTTTGATTATTGCAGTTCGTGGTCAAATCTATGAGCACAGTTCTGCTGACATGTCTTTATCTAAGTACACACTTCCATACCTTGCTATGGGATCAGGAGCAGAGTATGCATACGGGGTTTTGTATGCAACAGATAAACAAAAAAATGCAAGGAATAGAGTAGTCCAAGCAGTAAATGCTGCTATTAAATTTAACCCATCTTGCATGGGTCCAGTTGACATTGTCAGTCTTTAGGAGTATACTTTTAATATGAGCGAAGAATTTGAAGAGATCTTAAGAGACATTCAAAACATAGAATCAGATTTTGACGAGTTTGAAATCTGGCTTGAAAACGGTATTGAAAGAGGATGGGTAACAGAGCCATTCTGTAATACTCATGATGGAGATCCATACATGAGCGAAGAAGAGCAGCAAGAATGGGAAGAAGGCGGAGACCCTTGCCAAGTAGTTTTAAAAATCAAACAATAACAACAACAATAAGGAGCAATAAAATGAAGAAAGTACTACTAGCATTACTATCAATTGCACTTGCATTTACAGCACTTGCACCAGCACAAGCAGAAGATCAGAAAGTCTTGGCAATTATTGATTCAGCAATTAATTCAAAAAACTTTCCATCAATTATCCATGAGGTCTGCTTTACAACTGTAAAGTCATCAGTTCCTACTCAGAATATGTCTTGTCCTAACGGAGAACTATTTATGGAAGGTCCAGGAGCAGCATCTGCACCATGGCCAGTATCTATAAACAATGCAACATATCACGGAGACACCATGGTAAAGGCTGCACTAACTGTTAATCCAAATCTAAAAATTGTGTTTATTAGATTTAATGATGTAACAAGTCTAGGAAACTCACGAGGAGATGTAAAAGCCTTAGCATTAGCATTTGACTGGGTATCAAAGAATGCATCAAAGTATAGTATTGATGCTCTTTCAGTCAGCCAGTCCACAGTAAGTGCAGGAAATCTTGCACTATGTACAAAAGACACTATTACTGTAAATTCAGTAGCATCTTTAACCGAAAACAATATTCCAGTATTTGCTGCAACTGGTAATGATCGACGCAAGGATGTAGTAGGTTTCCCTTCATGCGTTAATGGTGTCATCGGTGTCGGAGCACTTGGAAACGCAACACAACTTGAGGGACTAACTAACACAGGCCCAGGGCTTGACATGGTTGCACCTGGTAAAGTAAGAGTCACAAAGTACAATGGCTCACCAACAGATACTGCTGGAAGTTCTGTAGCGACTGCAGTATCAGCAGCATCTTATGTAAATCGCAATACCTTTAAAACATTTGGAGAGTATCTAGCATCTCTTCCAAAGATTTTAATTGGTACTACATCATACATCCGTAACTAGTTCTTAGTCCTAGGCATGACTAAAACTGCCTGCCTTGCCCTATAACTCAGATGGTAGAGTGCCGAACTGTTAATTCGGATGTCCCTGGATCGAGGCCAGGTGGGGCAGCAAGAGTAGTGTATAATTGTTATAGTAATATGCAATAACATATAATAAAGGAGATAGATAATGTTAAACACCAATGGGCCTGCTACACAAAGTAACAGAGAGCATAAGTTTTTTGAAAAATATTTAGATAATGATTTAGATGAACTTGCTAAGTTTTTAGAAGTTAAGTACCAACTAATCAAAGATGCACAACTTCGTGGTGTTAGCACAATGGAAAATGACGAAGGTGTATGGCTAGAGTCTGGAAGTCTATCAACTGTAAAATGGAGAGAATATAATGTGTTTCAACTTTATCATCCATCTTTGCATAAGTTATACTCAGAACTATCAAACACGGTTAAAGAGGCCTGCCTTTACTACGGAGTAGATTTTGAAAAACAGCAATACTATGTCCAAGGTTGGTTTAATATTAATGAAGCAGGAAATGGAAAACTAAACTGGCACGATCATGGTGCTCCAGGTGCTCCTAATTTTCACGGATATTATTGTGTAAAGGCTGAACCATCAACTACCTACTACAGACTTTTTGGTGATCCAAACAGAGAAGTTGCAAATCATAATATTGATAACAGAATGATTGTTTCAGAAATGGGTCATCCACACGCACAGGGCGACTGGGACTGGCCTGGATCAAGAATTACGGTTGCTTATGATATTCAGCCTCTCAAGTCTTTGCTAAATGCTGGTAAACATACAATAGAACAGCATTGGATACCATTGCTTTAAAATGAAAAAAATAATTAAAATGATAAGGTACTACATTATCAAAAGAAAAATTAAAAAACTTCCTAGAGATAATGACTATATTTATTAATTTGGAGAGCAATGTTAATATTAGGTATTAATGAAACTTCCCACGACGCATCTGTATCTTTAATTAAAGATGGAGAAATACTTTTTGCGGGACATGCAGAAAGATATAGTAAACAAAAGAATGACTGGTATAACAATAAAGAGATTATCCTAGATGCATTAAACTATGGAACACCAGATGCTATAGCATATTATGAAAAGCCTTGGCTTAAAAGATCTAGAATAATTTTAAGGGGTGGAGCATCAGACTGGAAGCCAAACATTCCTTTAGATATTCCAGTGCACTATTTTAAGCACCACTACTCTCATGCAGCAGCAGGATATTATACAAGCGCATTTAATGATGCATGTATTGTAGTCCTTGATGCTATTGGAGAATTTAATACCTCAACAATTTGGGTTGGTGAGGGCGACAAGATTAAACTTAAGTATAAGCAAAACTATCCAGTTAGTTTTGGATTATTCTATTCAGCCTTTACTCAGTTGATTGGTCTTATGCCAAATCAAGAAGAATATATTATGATGGGTATGGCTGCTTATGGAGACTGGACAAAATATTATAAGAAAGTTAATGAGTATTTCCCTAATTACGATGAGCAAAAGTATAATTTTCATAAAGGAATCACTGACTGGGGCTGGGTTTCAGAAGAAGATAAGTTTGATATAGCAGCATCAGTACAAATGGTATATGAACAAAGACTTAATCAATTTATGCGTATGGCAAAAGTAATGACTGGGAAAAACAACTTAGTATTTATGGGTGGCTGCGCCCTCAACTCTTCAGCAAATACACTGCTCTGGAATATTTTTGATATGATTTGGATCATGCCTAACCCTGGAGATGCTGGTAGTTCTTTGGGTGCAGCAGCAGCCCTATACGGAAAGCATCTTGATTGGAATACTCCTTATCTTGGTTATGATCTTGGAGGAGAGTATCCTGTTCAGCAAATTGTGGACGGTATATTAAAAGATGGAATAGTAGCAGTAGCAACAGGTAGAGCCGAATACGGCCCAAGAGCACTAGGAAACAGAAGCATCCTTGCAGATCCTAGAGATCCACTAATTAAGGATAAGGTTAATCTAATTAAACAAAGAGAGTTGTTTAGACCATTTGCCCCAGTAGTTATGGAAGAGTGTGCCTCTAAATGGTTTGATATGGATTTTACAAGTCCTTATATGCAGTATACAGTCAAGTGCTTACAGCCTGAAAAGATACCCTCTGTAGTTCATGCAGACGGAACATCAAGAGTTCAGACAGTAAACAAAGATCAACACCGTGGGCTATGGAGAGCAATTAACAAATTTTATCTTGAAACTGGTGTGCCAGTACTTCTGAATACAAGCCTTAACATTAAGGGACAGCCACTACTCAATGATGAAACTGACATTATTAAATGGGAAAAAGAGTATAACTTCACAATCTGTAGGTAAAGTGCTATAATAGTATAAGAGAAAAAGGAGGCCAGCCATGGCAACAAAAGGATCAGTAGAAGCAATCATTGAGGTTGCAAAGAAAGAAGTGGGCACAATTGAAGGCCCTAAAGATAACGAAACAAAGTACGGTGCATGGATTAAGGTTAACTTCCAACCATGGTGCCAATCATTTGTTTCTTGGGCAGCATTTACTGCGGGAGTAAAATCATTTCCTAAGTCTGCATCAACAGTAGCAGCAGCAGATTGGTTTAAGAAGGCAGAGCGTTGGTCAGATGCTCGCAACGATGATCCACAAGCGGGAGATTGGATCTATTTTGATTTCCCAGAAGATGGCGTAAATCGTATTTCACATGTTGGTATTTGTATTAAGAACAACGGTGATGGAACAATCCAAGTTATTGAGGGAAACACTTCAGGAACTGCAAAGGGAGATCAGCGCAACGGAGGAATGTGTGTTGAGAAGACTCGTGGATATGTAAAGAACAATAAGAAGAAGTTGGTTAACGCTGTTGTTGGTTGGGGCCGTCCAGTTTACACTGGTGAAGAGAATGCTCCACTATTAAACAAGATTGTTACATCTGCAACAACTGCAGCACCAGTTAAGAAAGCAGCACCAAAGGAAATTAAGCCTACTGCAAAGAAGTCTTCTGGTGGTGGCAAGGGATCTCAGGTGGCTCTATAATGGAATCAACTAAAAGAACACTATTAAAGACAGCAAGTTGGGAAACATTTCACCTTGTTGGTGTGGCTGGAGTTATTTATTTATTTACTGGTGAATGGGAGTACGCAAGTCTTGGTGCTCTTCTTTACATTGGTTGGGAAGCACTTGGATATTTCTTGCATGAAAGAGTCTGGGCTAAATTTGGAAAGGGGATTAAATAATGCGTATTAGAATAATTAGGTTTGTTGTTAAAGCACTTGGCTATGAGTGGGGTGGAGACAAACTAAATGCACCAGTCTGGACAGTAAAGGCAAAGAAGAAGTAGAAAATGGCTTTGTACGAATATGATTGTATGCCGTGTGCACAAAGATATACCAAGGAAAGATCTATTAGGGACAATGACCCTGGATACAAGTGTGACACTTGTAATACTTCCCTGGTTCGTGTATACTCTAATGTAGGAGCAGTTTTTAACGGTAATGGATTTTATTCTACAGATAACAGGAAAAAATGATAACAAGTATTCCAGAAAATGCAATCTGTCAATCATTTGACCCTAGAATGAATAAGCCAGAAGAAGTACTAAAAAACCATAACACTAAAGAGCAACCAAATACTTCCTGCGTTGCCCCAGCCTATGTCTATGTAGAAGGAAAACACGGTAACAAATTTTTATGTGACACTCACTACTATTATGAAATATACTTGAACAGAATGACCTATGCAGCACCGAATCATTCTTGGAAAGAGATTGGTAGGTACATGGTTGATGAAAGAGAAAGAGTTAAAGAAACTTTTGCAAAAAATGTAACAACAACAGAAACACTTGGACATAAGTGTTCTTTGATTAATATGTATAACGTAGGAAATCTAGGATGTACTGCAGATGCTTTAGTAAAAGTTATACCTACTGCAAAGGTTATTGGTAAAATAAACTTTCATTCAAATCTTAATCTTAATAGTTCTGAAGTGGGTATTTTTTATTGTAACTTTCATTACAGAAGAACTTATTATAGATTTGTTAGCAACGGCATTGTATTTGAAGATTTTAACAAAGTAATAGATGAGAGATCTAGGATGACAATGACTATTGCTGAAGAAGCAGACAGACTTACCTACATTTAAAAATATAAAATGATAACTAAAATACCAGAAAATCAAATATGTCAAGCATTTGATGCAATGATGATAATGCCAGAAAAAACATCACACATCACCCTATCTTTAAAAAAACCTAGTACTTCTTGTGTTGCTCCAGCCTATGTCTATATTGAAGGCACACACGGAAATAAGTTTTTATGTGACTATCATTATCATTATGAAAAATTTAATGGAAACTATCTTGACTACGATGATAGTGGTTTAGTCGATAAAAGAGAAAATGTTCTTATTGATGAAAGAGAAAGAGTTAAAGAAACTTTTGCAAAAAATGTAACAACAACAGAAACACTTGGTAAAACTTGTTTTGCAGGAAGCAATAAAGGACGAACAACCAGTACAGCGAATAATTGTGATGCAGAAGCACTTGTCAAAGCAACAGACAAAAATGGTAACTCTATGTTTTTTTGTAACTTTCATTACAGAAAAATTTATTACAGATATTCTAGCAATGGATCAAACTATGAAGATTTTTATGACATTTTAGACGAAAGATATAGAATGACTAAAACAATGATTGAAGAATCTTTGAGCATAAAATGTATATAGTCTTTTGACAAGCCTGCTTCTTTAGTGTATAATTAAGAATGTAGTAAAATTTTATTCAACTGTCAATCAAAATAGGAGTACAATATGTTTACAATGATAAAAGATGAGGTCAAGCAAGAATGGCAACTATCCCCAAAGGATCGCTGTGATAGATGTAACGCTGAGGCCTTGGTTCAGGTTACTGGAATTAGTGGAGACCTTTTATTCTGTGGCCACCACTATAACAAGATTATGGCTATCCCAGATGGCTATAACAGTATGATGTCATTTATGATTAGCATTGTTGACGAAAGAGAAAAACTTGTTGAAAACAAGTCAAAAGGTAAGGACTACTAATGATTATTCAGATTATTGGTCTGCCAGGTGCAGGCAAGACAGAATTAGCAAAGGCACTAAAAGAAAGAATTAACGCTATTCATCTTAATGCAGATGAAGTTCGTGCTACAGTCAATTCAGACTTAGGCTTTGCACCAGAAGATAGACTTGAACAATCCCGTCGCATGGGAGAGATGGCAAGACTTATTGCTAAGCAAGGAGTTGCTCCAGTAATTGTTGACTTTGTATGTCCAACAGATCTAACTCGTGTAGCATTTGGCAAGCCAGATATCTTAGTATTCATGGACACAATTGCAGAGGGTCGATTTGAAGACACAAACAAAATGTTTGAAAGACCAACAGAGTTTGATGTATCATTTATTAGTCACAACTTAGATGCAGAAGCAAAGGCATCTCATATCATTGATAAGTTTAGTCTTCATGACTGGTCTTCACCTACAACTCTTATGCTGGGTAGGTATCAGCCTTGGCACGAGGGCCACCACGCCCTTTACAAGGAGGCTGGCAAGAGAACTGACCAAGTCCTTCTTGGAGTCCGTAATACATACAACACAAGCGAAAAAGATCCACTTAAGTTTGATCAGGTAAAAGAATATATTGCCAAGGATGAGTTTATGGATGGCGCATTAGTACTAAGACTACCTAACATTACCAACATTGTATACGGTAGAGATGTAGGATATAAGATTGAGCAAGTAGATTTGGGGGCAGACATTCATGCTATATCGGCTACTGAAAAACGCAAGCAGTTGGGTCTTTAATTATTTAGAAGAGTCTGGTCGCTTAATGAACGAAGCAGAAGAGCGAATAATGTTTGGAGACAAAGATGAGCGTAAAGAAAAGTAGATCACTTGTTAAGTCTTTAACCTGGAGAGTTGTTGCACTAATAACAACATTTGTAACTCTTTATGCTTTGAGCGAAGATATTAGTCTGGCTACTATTGCTACACTAATAACCAATGGGGTTAACTTTGTGGCATACTATTATCATGAAAGAATTTGGAATGCTGTTAGGTGGGGCAAGGAATGACAGTAACCAAGGCAAGGTCATTTGTTAAGGCATTAAGTTATCGCATATGGGGAACTCTTTCCTCTGTTGCTGTTGCCTATGTCATAACAAAAAATGCTGCTCTTTCCGTAACGATTGCGTTTTGGGAAACGGTAGTTAAAATATTCATTTACTACGCACATGAGCGTGGATGGAACTATATACAATGGGGGAGAAAATAATGTTTGAATATTATGTAAAGAAAGTAACAAAGGTCGTTGATGGAGATACCATTGATGTCGATATTGATTTAGGGTTTGACATTTCTTTTAGTTCTAGAGTGAGACTGGCTGGTATCGACACGCCTGAGTCTCGTACAGCAGACAAGGCTGAAAAGGCTTTAGGACTGGAAGCAAAGGCTTATTTGAAGGCTGCTATTGACAGTGCTAAGTCTGTAGTGATTAAGACAGAGAAGATGGACTCTTCAGAAAAGTATGGTCGTATTCTTGGTTGGGTTTATCTTGATGGAGATACCGTTTCTATTAACGACAAGATGATTAATGATGGTCATGCTTGGGGTTACATGGGAGAGACAAAGGTCAAAGATTTTGTAGCACTTGCAAAGGCTAGAGCAAAGTCTGGAAAGTAATGTTAGATTTTAAAATTAAGGTAATAGAAGATTTTATAACTTTAGAAGATGCTGACATATTTGTAAGTTATATAAAAAATAACTGTTCAGACAAAACAAAATTTTATACTCCTATAAGATATAAAGTTGAGAATAAAATAAGGTATGAATCGCACGTACCAGAACGTCATAGTTTTTTAAATCATTCAGAAATTATACCTTTATTAAAAAAATACTCTGATAAATTTTTATTAGAGTGCAATCTTTTTTTTAAAGATAATGAACAAATATACTTAACAGCACAGTGGATGACCATGTTAGGACCAGGAAGTATCCTTACGGCGCATGCAGACAACCATAAAGGAGCAGAGCATTTATTTAGAAGCGGTGTGATTTATTTAAATGAAGATTTTGATGGAGGATATTTAAATTTTTTAGATAGAGATCTTACAATTAAACCAAAAAAGTTAAGTCTTGTTCTTTTTGATTCTAAAGAAGTACACAGAATAACAGAGGTTTTGTCTGGTTTAAGAATAGCAATGCCTATTTGGGCAACAAATATAAAAGAAAAGGAAGTCTCCTATGAACTTTAATAACATAAAGAGTCAAGCAATGGTAGAGCATTTAATTATGCAGGGAGCCATAGAAATGGCTGGCATAGACGAAAAAGGTGAAATGCTTTATTCAATAACAGATAAACTTGAGTTAGTCAATCCAGAAATTTACGCAGAACTAACAGAACAATATAAACACCATATGTTCCAAATGATAAAGCAAGGTCCTAAATCTATGAACTGGAGAATTAGGGTTTAGAGAAAAGTGATACAATGGTTACTTGGGGGTACTTATGAATAACCTGTATGGAGCGTTGGCTTTGACTGTTCCTTTATTATTAATAATAGGATATGTAGTATTCTTTAGGAATAGATCAGTTTATGAGCCTATGATGACTCAGTCCATGATTCATCATCAATACTCTATGCAAAGAAAATATATTGAAAAAATAAACAAAAAAAGTCAATCAAAGATTCGTAAAGAAAAAGAAAATGTTAAAGTAATTATTGTTGAAGATACTGCCTATTGGATCAAAGACAATGCTTTTTATACGGCACCAATGATAAATAATTTAATTAGCAAAGATTCTGCTATACAAGTTGACACAATACACATGGATAAGGTACAATTAGATAAAATGCTATTCATAATGGATAGATTAAGAGAAGGGATTAACGATGATAGTAGGGGTTCAGGGAACTAGTAGTTTTGATAACTACCAGATTTTCCTTAGATCTATGGCCGTTGCCCTTTCTGAGTTATTGGAGGAAGACAAAAACTTTCACATATACTCTGCAGGACCAAACAACATTAACATGATGGCCATGGAATTTTCAAATCTATCTGAAAAGGGAATGAAGTTAAGGGGCAAGTCTATTAAGTTCATTAAGGTAACACCTCAATGGATAGAAGAAAACATATCAGAACTTGATCATTTTGTATTTTTGTCTAATCCAAAAGAGCCAGTATCAAAAACAGTTCATGTATCAAAACTAAACAATATCAATACAAACGTATACAATTTCTAGTTGTTGACAAACATTGTCATATATGTTAGAATTTAGTATGCTTCAAAAGTGCCTTGGCACACAAACAGAATGGAAAGATTATGAAATTAGTTAATTCTTTAGACGCTATGGAATCAATAGTTAGTAAGAATAGGCAACTATCATGGGATGGTTGGACAGTAGTTGAGACGTTTCCTTCAGAGAAAGCCTACTACTCAAAGTTTGGCATATATAAAAACAACAAGTGGCAAATGAAAAAAGAATTTATTCCTTCTAACAAAGGATGGGAAATCCCTGATAAGTATGTGATCTAAGTGAATAAATTTAAATGGAAAGATGACGCAGTCTGTTTAGACTATGACACAAATTTATTCTTTGAAAAGTATGAAGACGATGAGCCACTAAGACCAGCAATTGATGCACTATGTTCTTCCTGTCCAGTAAGAAAAGAATGTTTTTCTGTTGGAATTTCAGGAAAAGAGTGGGGTGTCTGGGGTGGAGTTTATTTAGAAAATGGAGAAATATCAAAAGAGTTCTCTAGCCATAAAACAAAAAATGACTGGGGAACAACATGGCAGTCCCTAACTATGGAGTAATATGTATACAGATAAGATGAGAATGGCGTTTAGATCATTGCAATGCCCCAAGGGGTTTTCTCTACAAATAGTAGACAATGATCATTTTATAACAGTCAAAGCAAAAGAAAAAGATTTTATGTCTTTAGAAACAGTTGAACTTAAGAAGCAGGCTGTAGAGTATATGGTCCGTGTTAAAAAGGCATTAGAAGATAATGGAGCGATTGTCCTACTGGTAAGAGAGGGTGGCAAAGAACTATGATCGAGTTAATTTTTATATGCATTCTTTCGTCTTTAACGTTGCTTTTTTTATCCCTTTATGTACTGCAAAAAAAGGCTAACAAGACGCTTATTACCAAAACCCTAGAAACTTTGTTAATGCAACAATTAAGCAGGAGCACAAGCAAAACAGAGAAAGAGTATGCAGATGAGGCATTTTTAAAATTTGTTTCAGATTCTCGTGATTGGGCATATCAGTACATAGATGAGGCTCAAGAAGGTATAAATAAGTTTATTACTGATATTGAGCCTGAGATAGCCTACTTTGATGAGTATGGCATAGCAAGTTCAGCCTATCCACACTACCACTCTATGAAAAAAATATCAGGTGCATACAAAGAATTAAAGAAACTACTTCCAGAAGACTATGGTAAAATAGATACATGATTAAAAGTCCTTCAGAAAAAGACGAAGTTTATTTAGCAAATGTTGCAAAAATAGGAAACTCTACAGACAACATACAGTATATAGAAGACGTGTTGCCTGAAGAAGATCACAGAATCCTTCTAGATTACGTAAAAAATGCTCAGTCTTGGAAAGAGCAACCCTGGGAGGCTATAACTATCGAATCAGAAAATTTGCCTGAAGAAATTATTAAAATGCTAAATAAAATATTTGAACTTGTTTATAAAAAATCTGTAGAACTTTACGATGTACCTATTAATCCTTTTCATAAGTCTGCACTACATTTAGTTAAGTTTGTAAAAGGCTTTTCTTTAAATCCACATGTAGATACCCTATCATCTGAAAGCAACCACATTGCTTCAGTATACTATATTAACGATGACTACACTGGTGGAGAAATTAACTTCCCAGATCACCATTTACAGATTAAACCAAAGCCTAACAGTTTAGTAATTTTCCCTGGCAATGAAAACTATTTGCATGAAGTCTGTGAGATTGTTGACAACGATAGATATAGTTCTGCCATGTGGCTTCAGTTCACTGGTTCTAGTTTTAATAAAAAAGCAGAATGGTATAATTAAAAAATGACAAAATCAAATTTAGGAAATTCTGTAAATAATATAAAAATTACAGAAAACGTTTTATCTAAAGAAGAACACAAAAAACTTCTTGACTATGCAGAAAGTGTTGACTATTGGCACACTCAGCCTTGGGGGGTTAAGACCCTTTCACCATCAAAACAACCAGAAGAAATTGTTCTTATTCTAGACAAAGTTTTTATGCTTGCTCATGAAAGTTGTATAAACTTTTATGATGTAAAACTTTACGACTTTGACAAAAGAGCAGTTCCTTTGGTTAAATTTGAAAAAAATTACAAGATGAACGAACATGCAGATACAACAGGAGACTTTGCAGCAATATACTACCTTAATGATGACTATGAAGGTGGAGAAATAAACTTTATGGACCATAATCTAAAAATTAAGCCAAAGTCTAATAGTTTTGTTACATTCCCTAGCAATGAAGATTATTGGCATGAAGTGCTTGAAAATACTGGAAAAGAAAGATATTCTGCTACTAGGTGGTTTAAACTTTTTGGGTCGAGCATTATAAGGCCAGAGTATGGATTACTTAGATGAAAGATGTAATACTATCAATACTAACAGGTTTTGGATGTGGTGTAGTATTTGCTGCATTCAAATTGCCAGTACCAGCACCACCAGTTTTTGCGGGAGTCGCAGGAATTATTGGGTTATGGATTGGCTTCACAGTACTAACAAAAGTAATATCCTAGGAGGAAAATTATGAATAAACAAATTAAAAACGCATTGGCGTCATACGGAAGATCGGTACTTGGAGCAGCAACAGCAATGTATGCTTCTGGAGTCACAGATCCACAGACACTAGCATACTCACTACTTGGAGCACTAATCCCCGTAGCATTGAGAGCAGCAAATCCTAACGATCCTGCATTCGGCAAGATGCCATCTGCAGAAGAAGTAGATAAGGCAGTTAAGACTGCTAAGGTAGTAAAGAAGACTGCAAAGAAGGCTCCTGCAAAGAGGTCATCTGGCGGAGGAAAGACTCAGCAAGTAAAGTAATTTCCTATAGACTGACAGGCTTGTTTTTTGACAGGCCTGTTTTTCTATGCCATAAAATTATTATGAATTTCTTTTTATGTATATTTCGTGAAATCCAAGTTCATTTAAAACCATAGCATCGACAGACCAATTTTTGTTAAAATGTAAAAACTCATTTACGCTTTGGTATATTCCTATGTGCATGTCGTAGTGAATAGAGTCATAATTCATGTAAGAAGTAAATCCTATAACCCCACCAATATTAATCAGTTGAGAGCAATGCTTTAGTGCGTTTCTTATTAAAAGTCTTTTTGCTATTGAATCAAAAAGAATAAAATCATATTTTTTATCTAAGGTAAAAATAATATCTCTTGCATCCCCCCGTATGGTCTTTACGTTGGGATGGTAAGCAAATTTATCTTTTATATATTCTTCATGTGTCATTGAACTATCTTTTGGGAAAGAGCCCCCTGGATGTCTAACTCCAGCAGCATGGTCGTATAGGTCTACAAGATCTGCATCTTTAGCCTCTGTTGTGTCGATAAACATCTTAGCAGATTGCCCATAACCAACACCAACCTCTAGGTATGATATATTTTTATTTAACGTTTTTGCATATTCATATTTTGAATTAAATAGTTTTGCACCGTTTAGTTGGTTTTGAGAGATAGGTATTGCTATCTCAATTTCGTGTTCACCGTATACCTTTTCTTCATTATAGGCAATAGTTTCTCTTATTTCTTTACCCCTAGACCATTTTTTATTTTCCATACTTACAAGTATATCACCTAAAAGTATAGTATAATAGACACTATTCCGCTTGAGACTTTAAAAGGTTTTACAACGGATGCTCCTTAGAGGAGAGTTAGCAGGTTGATCCCGTGGCTAATAGACCTGAGCAGTCGTCTATAAACTGCTCATTCTGTATGATATAATTTAAATATGTCCACAATCACAAAAAATGACTTGATCTTGGCAACAGAACAAAAAAAGATTCATATATCAAGAAATTTTCTTACAAACCCACCTTCTTGGTCAGACATAGGTGAAATCTATGATTTAGACAAAAAGATAGTATATATGTCTTTTGGAACATTCCAGGCGCAAGAAAAAGAAATTATCTTTAGTTGTTATAAAGAGGTTATAGATGGTATCAATAAAATTTATAAAGGATACCCTCTTTTTGGCATGATCATAGTTCATTTCATAAATAGGAATAACAATATCATTAGTGATCCAGGATGTTTGAGCCTGTTTAATAGGTTTAGTAAAAATAATCCTAAAAAAATTCCAGAAGACGTTACTGTAAAAGAGTATGGAATAGAAGGAGGCAATTGGGAACCTAAAGTGCATTTTGACAGAGAAAATAGATTTTTTGTTCAAGGTGGTGGTCAAACCTTATGGAGACTTTTTGACGATTCAAACAATTTGACTGATGCAATTGTATTAAACCCAGGAGATTTAGCCTTTATACCAAAAGGGTTGCTACATAGCGTTGAGTCTTTAGGTCCAAGACATGCAATAAGTATAGCCTTTTCTGATGAGCCTGTGATATAATATTCATACCTGCCCAAATGGGGGGTAAATTAACTTATTCGCTTGAAAGGGGAATAACATGGTAACAAAGTACGCTATGGATCTATTCAATGATCCTTTTTTTATTGGCTTCAACAGAGAGTTGAGTCGCCTAAATACAGCACACAAAACAAACTCACAGTCATACCCTCCGTATGATCTAATCAAACTAGATGAAGATACATACAAGATTTCACTGGCTGTCGCTGGTTTTTCAAAAGACGATATTGATGTTTCAGTAGATAACGGAACATTGATTATCAAGGGTGAGATTGTTGAAGTTACAGATGCAGAGGTAGTTCATAAGGGAATCGCAGGAAGAAAGTTCGTAAGATCTTTTGCACTGGGAGAGTATATGGAAGTAACATCTGCAGAACTTAAGGACGGTATGCTGCATGTTAATGTGGTTCGTATTGTTCCTGAAGAAAAGAAGCCTAAGACAATCAAAATCAAGTAGTACAATATAAATGTCCCCACACAGGACCTTAGTGATGGATTAGTTACCCATTGGATAGAGACCGTGGCGCAAGTCAGGTGAATTGCCTGTGTGGGGCCTTAATATTTTCACGGTATAATGATAACAATGACTGACAAAGAGTTGGACCATTATAATAAGCAGCAGTATAAGAAGATGCTTGCTAAGATAAAAGAGGATTCTGGCTGTGTAGACTGTGGTATTAGTAACCACATAATCCTAGACTTTGATCACATAAGGGATAAGAAATATAATATATCAAGGATGATTCACGATGGTTTTTCATGGAGGGCTATTAAGAAAGAGATAGAGAAGTGTGAGGTTGTTTGCGCCAACTGCCATAGAATAAGAACCCACAATCGCTTAAACAGTTAAGTATGTGCTATAATTTTATATGACCTTAATGACAAAAGAAGACCTAATGTTAGCCACAAAGCAAAGAAGACTGCATGTTGTAAAAAAATTCTATAAAGAATTTCCTTCCTGGGAAGAAATAAATAATTTTTATGATCGTGCAAAAGAAACCGAAACCATAGACTATAACTCATTTGGCACTATGGTTATTCAAAATGATATAAGGGTTTTAGAATATTATAAAAAAGCAGTATCAGATATTTCTTTGTATCATGGTGGTCAGGTCCTTTTTTCAATGATGATTATTCATTTTATAAATAGAAATAATAATGCAATGACGGATAAGTCCCTGGATAACCTTTTTTCAAAGTTTACCACAGACAACTCTAAAAAGATTCCAGAAGAACTCATAGTGCATGATAATGGGGTAGATGGATGGTCAGTTGAGTCTTGGGATCCTGAAGTTCATTCAGATGGACAAGACAGATTCTTTATTCAGGGTAGTGGACAAAGCCTATGGAAAGTTTTTCACAACAACAAAGAACTAAACTACGAAATATTATTGAGTGAGGGAGATGCAGCCTATATCCCAAAGGGCGTAATCCATAGCGTTGAATCAATGTGCCCAAGGCACTCAGTAAGCATAGCATTTTCTGAAGACCCAGATATCCTTCAGGCTTAGTTTTAAGGCATGGTATAATTATTGTATGACAAACTGCCCAAAATGCTCTTCTTCAGCAATCGATTCAGAAGTTGCTATGGCAATGTATGACTCATCAATTGGTAAAGCATACGAAGATTGTGGTTGTCCAACTTGTAAAGAATTAAACGTAACTTGTGAAGAGTGTCCAGATTGTCAGTCTGAAACAGTTGCTAAGCAAGCACCTTGTTGGGATGGTTATGTACAGCGTGGAATGAAGCCAGGAGCAGACGGTAAGCCAGTTCCAAACTGTATCCCAGTTGCTAAGTCAGATAGTTGGACTGATTCTCCATTTAAGTTGGTAAAGTAATGCCAAAGAAAAAAGCAGCAGCATTTAATCCAGTTCAGATCAAAGATGGTTGGATTGTTAGATTATATAAAGATGGTCGTATTAAGTCTAAGATTGCACCATACGAAGTAAAGCATCCTAAGAAGTAGAGCACTTTTTAAATAAATCTGCTACATGGTGTTGAAAATGAATTCCTGGATGTGGTTGTAATTCAAGCAATTTATCATAACTATAAATAATATCGGAACCTTTTTCCCAAGAAGGATGATCAATAAGTTTAGAATTATGTGATAAATTACAAAACATAGTTGGAAATTTACCATCTTTTGTGTTGTAATTATCAAACTTATCGTCAGCAAATTTTATATAATTTTTTAGTTTAAAGTTGGGAATTTTAACTAAAACATCCATTAGCATAGAACTTGCATTATCCCATGTTGACCAATAAAAGTCTATCCCATGTGAATAACAAAAATCTTGTATTAATGATATTGAGTCAATAGAGTCAGATATAAACTGATGTGGTGAAAAAACATTTTCCATGTACGGAAGCCCTTTATGTTTTGAATTAAAAAAATAAGAATATTCTTGTTTTTCAAAAAACATTTCTTTTTTAATCCGATCATGGAAGATAGGAGACTTAAAAGAAACCTGCCGATCACTTCCTTCTTGTTTTCTTGGATCTACACTTTTGCTATTATAATAAAATTCTGCATCTGATATTAAACTACTTCTAAAAAATGGAGGAAATAGCGCAAAAATAGTTTTTGGTTTATCATATTTTGAAACATATCTAACAATTAGTTGAGATATTTGTTTTATTGTTATACCAGGAACTCCTAAATTTAAAACATCTTTGTTAATTTCTGAACTTAAAAGACTTGGCCAAGTTCCGATTTCTGGCACCCCAACACCAAAAGTGTAAGAACAACCTACAGCAAGAACTTTAGCATCTTTTTTTAACTTACCACGAAAGCCCAACTCATTGATTGTATAGTCATTAACTTTGTCAACTTGGTGCATTGGACTAAAAAATCCCAGAAAAGCAAATGGGTTATCTTGGTTTGGTAAATAAGAACCAAGTTGTTTCGTATCTGTAAAATTATTAAGGATGTAATTACTTTTTTCATAATTTTCATAAACATTCAAGATATTTTTATTTGATAAATCCATTTAAGAATTATACCATTTTATTTGGTACCCCTGGCAAGAATCGAACTTGCGACGCATGGCTTAGAAGTCCATCGTTCTGTCCACTGAACTACAGAGGTGTGGAGCGAGTGACCAGAATCGAACTGGCACAATCAACTTGGAAGGATGATGCACTACCATTATGCAACACTCGCCTTGTACATCTGGAAGGACTTGAACCTTCGGCTCTCTGCATATAAGGCAGGTACTCTAACCAACTGAGTTACAGATGTAAACCTTTTTATATCCCGCAGGATTTACAGGTTATGTTTAAAACAATATCTTACAAGGAACATTTGATGCACAGACCACAGAGTAACCTCTAATTTTTGCCTCTGCAACAAGTGTGCTGTATTGCTTAGTTACCTGGTTTAGTTTATCATTAGATTCTTTAATCCAGTCAGACTGCTCCTTTTTGGTAGGAACATCGTATACTGTCTTGGTCTCCCAATAGCCAGTTACAGTTGCAGTATTTCCACTCACTCTTGCATTTGCTATATATCTTCCAGTTTCGTATGTATAAGAGGTTGTCTTTAAAGGCTTGAAGTATCCCTGTTTCATTAGATTAATTTTAGCCTTTGCAGGAAAGTATGAATACAGATACTTGTTTGTTTCTTTAGCCCATTGTTCTCGTTGCTCTAATGCTAGTTTAGCATCTGCCTCTTCTTTTGCTTTTGCTGCTGCATCTTCCATGGCTTTTTGCATTTTCTTTGCTTCGGCAGCATAATACTCATTTATTGCATTTGTGTATTCACTTTTTAATGTTTGAATATTTGCATATGTTGACTTGACTAAAGATCTTGTTGCTTCAAACTCAGCAAGTGATACAGGAGATCCATCATTTTTTACTGGCACTAATAAAGAATGTCTGAATGCAACGATCTGAGCAGTAACTGTTCCCCAATGGATAGATGAACCATACATACCCTCAAAGTCCCATTTTGGTCCACGATCACCTTTGTCTTTAAGTTGATAGACATTGCTCTGAGAACAAGACCATGTACCCCTGGAGTAGCATGCATCAAAATCTACTAACTCTATTAGTTGCATAAATGCATGAGGATTATCTTGATACTTAAGAATTCCAGCATGGATTCCACCATTTGCTCTTGGATTAAAAAAACTATAAGCATATTCGCAATTTGACTTACCACAGAATGGCCAACTAAATGGCTTAAAATTATTTAGTTTAACCTGATCAACTTCGTCCCATTTTACTAATGCTGCTTTGTGCTCTGACTCAGCCAAAGATATCTTAGTAAGATAATTCTTGTCAATGTCTAAGGTGTTTGCTTGTGCTGAAGTGAAGCCCCCAGAAAATACAAGCAATGATAAAATAAAAGCAATTTTCTTCATTTTAATCCTTTTGTTAGTAGGTATGTTATAAGTATACCGAATTCTGCACGGTATGTCAAGTACACCAGGTAGGACTTGAACCTACGAATAGCCGAATTATGAGTTCGGTGCCTTAACCAACTTGGCTACTGGTGCTAGTCCTTATTTAATTAGTAAACCGAAGAATGTTCCAAGAAGAAAACATAAAATCCCAATAGTAGAATGATAGTATGTTTTCATGTGTTGTCTAATAATATAACGCTTTATTTCTTTTGATATTTTATTTACTTCGTCTTGATCTACCACAATATCTCCAATTCTAGTTAGGGACTGAGCGTAAAGATCCAAGAACAATTTCTTCTCTTATTCTTTTTTGTTGCTGCTCAAACTTTGATAGGTATGGTTTGGCCTGTATTCTTTTCTTATTTTTAAGTGCTCTTTTAATCTTGTGCTGAGATACTTTGTCGTTAGACTTTTTCATTTTGATCCCTGGTTTTCTGCTACATTGTCACAAGGACATATGATTGATTCTGGAAGTTCGTGAACCTTGGTTACAATCGTAATCATAGTCTCACACTCAACGCACTTATAAATCTTCTTAACTCGTTTGCTCATAAACTAATCATACCATATTGAGATGCGTGTGTCAAGATTTGTTTCCATCCCATGTTCCAATTTTTGTTGTAAGGATTCCATGATCTTCCCACAACTTAATTACATTTGGATTGTCATCTACGGCATGCAGAACATCCCATAGTATGTTAATCTTATCAAGCATATCTTTCTTTGCTTCGTAGTCTGGTCTACCATCATCATCTGCCCTCATAAATAAAGCATGAGACCTAATATTATTTTTTGCAAGCCACATAGATGTTAGCCCACGATATTTTTCTTTACGAGATGTGACAATCAAGATGGCATGACGATCAGAAACAGCATTATTTAACATTTCCACTACTTTTACATTTGGCAGGGCATCTATAGAAGCCTCATGAAAAGCATCGTAGTCCCTATTAGAGCCACGAACATAGTGAAGGTAGGGATCTACATTAGCAAGTGTTCCATCTACGTCAAAGATGTATGCAGAAGGTTTAATCTTGATTAACCTTGTATGTCATAATAAAATAACATGCTACATATCCAGCAATAAATGCTGGAATTAAGAAAAATAAACTAATCATTCAAAATCAACCTGCCTTTCAAACCATTGAGTCATATAATTATCCAATCCTCTTGCAACCTTTGCTGCCTCTATACGCATACCCAAGGCATTTGTTACTGATGCCTCAATAGGTATGGCTTCTATAGCCCTTGCAATTTCTTCTCGTAATGTCATATCATCTATACTCATAACTTAATTATACACGCTGCCACTCTATTTGTCAAGATCTACAAGGTAATAGGTGCCCCAACGCTCATAAGGTTTATTGAGAATTACCCACATTTTTGCGTGGTATTTATAACGAAAGGATAAGTCATTATCTAGTTCCTCATCTAAGTCAATAGCCTTAATAAGGTGATTACCAGCATATTCCCCACAGAAATTTCCTATCCACCTTAATGGAACAATCTTAGTCTTTTGAATCTTAGTTGTTTTCATTGTGTTCCTTATATAAATTGTAAAAAAATTCTGAAATATGTTCTTGAACATGTATTCCTGGATGAGAATTTTTAAATGTTTTTTCACCATCTATAAAAGCATAGTCAGAACCATGAGCCCAAGATACATGATCTTTAAACTCGTGCTCATGAGTATTCATATTGCAACGATTGTTTACAAAACCGCCAATGCCATCATATTGTAAATTAAAATCATCAGGATAAAAACATGTAAAATTTTTTAATTTAAAATTTTCCAATTTGCTCAATTCTTGTAAAATAAACGAAGTTGGTCCGTTCCAAGTTGTCCAATATAGTTTTATGTTATTTGATAAACAAAATGACTCTAACATATAAATATAGTTTACAGAGTTTAGAATTAGTTGATGTGGAGAGGTTGAGTCCTCAATGTAACTCTTGTCGTCTACTTGCATAAAAAATGAGTTATTATCTTTAATTATTGTTGGGTTGCAAAAAATATGGTCTAGCCAATCCTTTTTCCCAATATCTCCTCTATTAACTTTTGATTTATAAAATTCTTTATCTACTACTACCTTACTTCTAAAAAAATCTGGAAACAAACAAAAAATTTCTTTTGGCATTTTAGTGTTTAAACAGTATTGTATGGCATTGATACAAATATTTTGTACTGAGTCTCCAGGACTGCCAAGGTTGGTCATACTTTTGTTAATCTTTTTGCTTAATAAGTTTGACCACCTACCTAATTCTGGAACCCCAAGACCAAAGGTTAGAGAGCAACCAAGTGCAAGTGTTTCTGAATTTTCATAGACCTCTCCTCTACAGCCAATAGAATTTATTTCGTATGTGTTGTGTTCATCAATTGTTTCTATAGAATTATCTTTTTTATTATAACTTGAACTAACAGCATCTTCACGGAATGGTTTATAAAGTCCAACTTCTTTTGTATTTGAAAAATACTTTTTTAAATACCAAGAATCTACTTGTTTTCCTTTATAAAAGGACAGAATATCTCTTGTTAAAAATTTCATAATTAATTATATCATAAAGATGAAAACGTTATCGAAAGTTCTTTATATTATTATCTTTTTCCCAAACAATTTTTCCATCTTTGTATACTGGCCAATATCCAAGGCTACGCCAGTCCATCTTAGTTATCTTAGGTTCTTTTGGCATAGGCACACCAAATTTTTTCATCTGTCATAGTTTGATGAGTGTCCCAAAACAATGGATCTTTCTTAGACATCTCGCACTTTATGCATTCATCAGGATTCATTCTTCTCGCCTCCAATGAAGGTAAGACTTAATATAAACAGCACCGTATGCAACTGCTGCAAAGATAAAGCCATACTGGTCTGTGACTAAAGCATAGGCTATCCATAGGCACTCATTAAATAATAGGACGAACCACCCCCACAAGGTTTTTCTTCCAACAAAGTAAATTCCAGATACGCCAATACAGGCAAGCACCCAGTGTGCATAGTCGGCAATCCATTGAATCATATATCTAGTATACCTTAAAGTCAGGGTTTGGTCAAGTCAAGTGCTTTTGACAGTAATTTATTATATGGTTCATAGCAATCTAAAATATCTTCTATTTTAAAATGTTTGTTTTTGTATTCTGGAGAGACTTTACTTGATCTCAGGTATGTGTCTTCTTTATTATCTACTGCTACAGGAACAGGAATGTCTAATGGATTTATTTCAAATTCAAGATCGTTACATATTTTTAACAATACCTTTTCTGGAAACTCTATTAGGTCTTTGTATTTTACAACAATGTTTGCATTTTCATACAAGAAGTTGTACATATCCTTATACTCATCATTATATCTTTTGTTGTACCCTTCATCTGGTCGATAATGCCTTCTCATTGTTACATGAGAATGTATTGATTCAAAGGGATCTCGTGCAATAGTTATAATAAATCTATCATAATTTTGAGGAATATGGGAATATTTTATCTCTTGCCTACAGTTATTTAGTATTAAATTTGATAAGTAGTTTGCTCCAGATCTAGGATATGTGACAATTGCAATACTGGACATATTATGATACAAGACCCATAGACAAATGAATTAAACACACATCTGCAACTATATATTCAGCGTGGTTTACAACTATATCGTAGTGCGTAGCATCTTTTTCACAAAAGAAACATTTAGATTTTTCCATATAATGATTATACCATTAAACAAAATCAAACCATATTGGCATAATGTATCTTGAGCCATTTGCTGGTGCTACATGATACCAATAGTGAGGATTACCAGGGAATAGAATTAGATCGCCAGCCTTTGGCTTAAAAGATAGTCCTTGATTAAAAAATGATAAACCACCACCATCATAGTCATCATTTAAATAAACCCAGCCTGCTAAATGGTTTGAGTCTTTGTGACCTAGGTCATCTATTGGAACTGTTGGACTGTTGTTGTGAACCCATTGAGCAAAACGAGAATTTCTTGGTTTTAGTTTTACGTTAAACTCTTTTTCTAATATAGACTGAATACCAGGTATATATTTTTCTGAATAGGTTAGTGAGTCATAATACAACAAAGATAGTGCAGGGTCCCCAGAACTGTCTGGCTGCAAGGGACGATTATTGCTTGTCTCTGTACTATTTATAAGTTCTATAATATGGTCACATTCTTCTTTGCTTAAATAATTGTTTAATACTTTTATATTGCTAGGATCACTTCCAATATTGTTAAAGTTTTGTACTGTTAGGTCAGAGTAACCAATGACATTTCCTTCAGGCACCACAATATCATTAAAGTTTTTTACCATATCTAATAACTTGCTAATATCTTCTTGATCAGTATGAATCATAAAGTCATAAATGCCAAATTTCTCAGATAGATCTCTTATTTGTGCAACAACATCGACTAACTTTCCTTTTATCAAATGATGTTGCTTTCTAACTGGAGCATTTTTATCATACTTAACATACTTTTCATCGTCTGGATGGGTAGTAATAAGTGGATCAATAATGACTATTGGCTTTACCTTATCTAAATCAATCTTTTTAAACTGATCTCTAAACAACAGATTATCATCAACATATATATATTCGCAATGCTTATTTGCTATATTAATTGTTGTATCTGAAGAGCCAACAACTGCCATATGGGTTTTATGCTCATGACTGTGCATTAAATCCATGACCTTATCCATCCAAACTGCAGATATGTTTACTCTTTTTTCAAGGGTATCAATCAGGGATGAGTCGTGCATGTAGTGGTCTAGCACTAACTTTTCTGAAGGACCGTTTCCTTCGTCTCCCCATCTTCCAGCAACAAGGTTTACACCAATTCTGCCAGGTCCAAATCTATTTAAAGTGTCAACAATTTTAGCAGCATAGTCAGGGCTTGTTCCATATGCTGGTAAAGCAATTGTCATAATTAGTTGGTTTGTTTTTTGTAATGCTTCTTGTATGACTAATGAAAAATCAATACCACCTGGCCCATAGGGAAGTAAAACAGATTTAACGTTGGCACCATCTAGTTCTTTTGCCATCTTAAGAATTCCATTAAGGTCTAAGTGTTCAATACTGTCATTTATTTGCCAGTGTCTTCTCCACATCCAGTGAAAAGTGATTGGTTTATTTTTATTATCCATTTTTTATTACTCTTCCTTTTGTTTTAAACCAAGATCCTATCTTAGCCTTTGCTACTTTACTTCTCAAAAGTTCTCCAAATGTTTCATGAGATATTTCTGAACCAAGATATTCTTGTCCTGTTTCAAGATCGATCAACTTCCATTTTGCAGGAGCCTTTGTATGTAGTATTAAGTCTATTGGATAATCGTAATCATCTACTTCAGACCCATCTAGCAGTTTTCTTTTCTTTGTGCTATCATTCATCTTTAAACTATCGTAAACCAAATAGGCAAGGTGTATCTATCGCCAGACAAAACCTTTGTAACTTCGTGAGCATAGTGCATATTCCCAGGGAATACAACTAAATCACCAGTCTTTGGCTTAATAGAAAGATCATGTGTTTCAAATTTAATCTCTCCACCCTCATAGTTATCGTTTAAATAAATGATAATTGGTAAATGATTCTCTGTTACATATCCAAGGTCATCTACATGAGTGTTTAAGTAAGATCCAGTCTCCCAGTGAACAACGCCCAAGAAGTTTTCTTTTTCTAGTATAGTAATATCCTCTAGATTGTATGCTTTTATTATTTCATTTTTAACTCTACTTATGATATTGTAGATATCAGGCAGACCATCATACTTATGCATGTAAGTTAATGGCTCTCCGTTAGGACCTTTTTGAGAAACAAAACGATGAGAGGATCTATTGTCTAGGTCTTCCATCAAATAAGATATTTCTTCTTCTGTTAAAAAATTAGAAATAGTTACAATGTTTTCTGTAGAGTTACCCAATTTATTTAAAAATTTGTGGTATGAATCAGTTCTTTCAATTGATCCAGGATCATTTCCAACGGGTTTATTATTTATCATGTATGCCATAGAACTATTATACCATCAATCGGACAGGCAGTTAAAGCAGACAAATGGTTCATCACTTGGTTTAAGGTGAAGTTCGTCGCATTGGGTGCATGCTATCTTGTATCCCATAAATTTACTATACGACGACTCTAGTTTGTTCACGGATATATTTTATCATACACTCTTTTAAGTTCGGCGCAAAATAGAAGTAGTAAACCTCCCTATGCCCTATACGGGCACTATCGGTGAGTAGCCTTCATATGCCTAGCAAGGGAATCATGAGCAAAGACACCCCATCTTAAATCCCATTCTTTCTTACAAATCGGACAGATTAATATCCTCATCACTCTCCCAAATCAATAGACACTTTGTACAGGTAATGCCTTTTTCTCTCATATACCAAGTATGTTCACATTTCTTAGTAGCCACCTAAGCACTCATTTCTTGTATGATAAAGTCTAATCTTTGT